TAATGCGTCTTCGAGTGTCTTATCACCCCAAGAAGCTACATATACTAATGAATCAGCATCATAATAATATTTCATTATTTATCACCCCATGTGCTATTGATCACAACTGCATAAACCCATACTGCCCATACCAATACTATAGCTACTAACATTAGTGAACCTCCAAGTAATCATTTCCACATTTAACATCACCCGCACACATGAGGGTAATACCGAACTTCTTAGGTGTTTCTGCAAAGCAATGACGGATAATAACTTCAGCTGCCTCTTTATCTTTAGGATTTATTTCCCAACTACACTCATCGTGATATGCAAGTAGCTGTAAGAACTCTATGTCAGCAGCTTCAAATGCTTCATTGATGTCTACGATGGTATGTTTAAAGATAATAGCCTCTGTACCCTGAATAAGATAACAGAAGGCCTTATAACTCTCTTCTACGATAATCTTTCGACCATCAACACCCATTAAATATCCTCTCTGTGCAGCAACTTGTGATTTCTGAGTTAACTCACGTAGGGCAGGCCAACGGTTAAGAAACTTATTCTTAGCTTTATTACCCGCTGCCTCAGGTATCTCTAGTATTCTGGCTAACTTACGTCCACCAGCACCAAAGGCCCATGCAAAGAAGAAAGGTTTAGCTTGGTTACGAGTACAACCTATAGCATCAGCATTTTTCTGGTGTATATCACCACTCATTATTTCATTGATAAACTCTTTATCCTTAGAGAAATGAGCCATGATACGAGCTTGATAAGCTGCACCGTCTGCTGATATAATAGTCTTACCCTCAGGTACTTGGAATAGCTTACGGATTTGTGAACCATAAGCGGCTTTAGGTGAAGGTATATTAGCTATACCAATATGGGTTTGCCTACCTGTTGCAGCACCTATATCAATTACATCACCATGTAGTCGTCCATCCCAATACATTTTCTCCCAACCTTTAAGAACAGCCTGTCTTGCCCTTAGTGTAAAGAATCTATCTATCATAACACCAATTGGCCCTATTCGAGTTAGAGCAGTGGTGGTTAGTTTAGGTGAGGTCTTTACAAATGAGCCATCGACTCTTTTAAAGTTCCAATCATCCCATACAACACCATTACGTTCTAGGTAGTCTTTCAAGTGATCCTGATTACCTATACGTGCAGGTGTTAGTACACTACGTTGGAATTGAGTACCAGCCTCCATTGGCGGGGGTACTTTGAGGGCATCTGAAGGATCTACATAGACTCCCAGAAATTCCCCCAAGACCCTAGCAGATACTGAAGTGTATTCCCCGTTTTTCTTATATTTAGGTGTCTTGGGTTCTTTATCAATCATTATTGTGATTGAACCAAGTAGGGGTTCTACGGTCTCTTCAATAGTGGTTAGCTCTTCCTGAATTAAATCCATTAGAGCAATCTTACCTTCTTGATCGAACTGCCAACCATTAATACATTGCATGGATGTGTAATGTGACATCCTATGTTCAATATCAATAGCCTGTTGGTACTTACCAGCAGTTCTCTCCAGTATGATAGCAGCCTCCCTTACTACTCTTTCATAGATAGCTTCGTTAACCGTTACATCTTGAATACAATACGCCATCATTTCAGGTGTATACTTAGACCAGTCTTCATACGCACCCTTGGGGAAACTAAGGTTCTCACCCCAAGACTTCATGCTATGTTTACCTATTCTATTGAACTGATTCAGCCTAGACATAATCAACGTGTCATAGACTTTCTCATGAGGTACATCATAACCTAGTACCTTGGCAATGGCAGGCCCATCAAACCTTATGAAGTTGTGACCTATAATACGATCAGCAGCTTCCATGTAAGGTATAGCGGCAGCATTATCAGGTAGACTATCGTCATAGTCCGAGAATGATAATGTACCACCGCCTACTTCTTTGATTGCTATACACCAAATCGAGGTTAATTCCGTTAATAACCCATCGGTTTCAATGTCTACAATTATATTCTTCATATTAACTCCTATATATCTTGACCTTCTTCAGAGCCATTTAAACTAGGCTCCTCCGGGGTGATGTACCCGTCTTCGATAAGTACTTGCTCTAGCATATCTACGACATCCTTAGCAGCATAATGTCCTCGGGTGTATAGCTTTACTAGATCAATTACCTTAGTTGATAGTAATTCTACATCACCCATTTAGACAACTCCTGCAAGATAACAATGGCGACTACACCCGCTGCAACTCCAGTGATACGATCAATCTTAGTTTTTTTAGTAAGATAAACAGGGCATCGATTGCCATGGTCTCTGCGATAGTTAGCACGGTTTTTACCTACTTTACCGCAATGCTCACATTCCCAAGGTTGTTGTGTTCCTTTAGTTTTACTTGACATAATTAATTCCTCTCATTAAAATTAGGGGCCATCTCTGACCCCCATAGGTTAAAACTCTTCAGCTTCTACTGCATCACCTTCAACACCGAAGTCATCACCACCAGACTTTGGCTCATACTTCACTAGATCAGTGATTTGAATGGCCAATAGCTGTACACCAGTCCCTTGCTTACCGTTAAAGTCATACTCGTAAGAGAACACTTTAACATGCCCTTTAGAGCCATGACCGATAGTACGGGGATCGATAGCTGTCTTAGACTTAGCAGCATCTAGTACTTCAGGAGCTTTGTTAACATCACCAGCCTTGTTGGTTGTTGGACGTTTAACATTACCGAAGAAGTAACCCTCCTTGTCATGTTTCTTAATACCTACACCTAGATCAGTCAACCGTTTAGCAGTATCTTGATCATTAGTACGTAACTGCACATCCCAAATATCAGACCCGAATGGGGCATGGGCAGTTGCTAGATGTGGATAGTGAAACTCTACATCACGTACTACTGCTACTTGGGTGGCTTTCTTTGCTTTTGCGTTCATAATGATATTCCTTATTGATTAATTTTACTACGATCTATTCTTTTAGAGAGAATTCTCTAGGTAGAATCACCTTTTACCATTGTTCTCAAGATCCTTCTTAAGACGTTCTAGATACCACAATGACTTACCTAAGTCCTGTAATACCTCATCCTTTTTACCTAACCTAAGCAGATACTTATAAGCATTAGCCAAAGCAGCTGCTTGAGATCCATTCCATCCTTTCAATACATGGTCCATGATATCGAAGTACTCAAAGCCCGGCACTATCTCTTTATAGTGACTCGGATTAATAGCAGTTTCTCTAAGACTCGCTGCATGATCGTCAGGGAATGTAGGATCAAACTTGTCTATATAATCATCTTTCATAATAATTTACTCCAATTAAACCCTTCTCTTTAAGGGGGCTATGGTTACACGCTCATTTTCCTTAGCATGATAGTTTTCATCCGACGTTTCAAGGTCGAAGCAGCCCAGTTGACGGTCGTACCTGTACATGACTTCCAACCATCAGTGGTCATAGTACGGACAACATACCGATTTTCGTAAATTAAGAAAGCAGGGTGCTTAAAGTCATAGTGACGAACTAGGGTTCCTTGCCCCGGTATATTCTCTTCTTCCCACTTCGCAGCTACTTCCACCTGATTCGTCCTAGCGATAGGCCTGCGTACAGTAACTACCTTGGTTGCATAAGCCTCATAACCTTCTGGCGTGTCGGGTAGCTGCTCTGCATCAAGCACCATAGCTTCTCTTCCTGCGATATCCTGAATACTAAGGTTCTTACGAGCTACCTTACGCATCCATGAGGGTGATATCTTTATGCTATAGTGATCATAACGCATAAGATTACCTGAAGAGCTTACCTCTAAATCATGTAAGCCTCCACTCAGATGTACCTTAGGGTTATCATGCTGCGTCAAGATACCAGCAACTTTGGTGGCTGACTCCTTTAACTTACTCAAACCTCCAGCCTTCTCAGTACCATCAGGCATTAATCTTACAATTCTCCTAGCATCCTTTAAATCAGCCAATCTAGACATGATCAGAGCATAAGCACGTCTTAGCAAGGACTCAGGGATAGGTATGGGATCACTTGATTTAATTTCTCCATTGTAACTATTCCAGCGATACTCACTAGGGTCTACCTGTGCTATATCGAATGGTTTTATTTGATAGAGGCGCATTGTGGCATCAATATCTTCACGATATCCGACCATCCTAACAATGGCATCATCTATATCTTTCTTATTAAGTCTACTCTTTTCGCTTCTCATGTTAAATTCCTCTTAAGTCAAGTACTTTACCGAAGGGTGCCTGTTGAGCACCCGTTGAGCACCATAGAACGGGGTAGTATGGTGCCTGATCTGGGAAATTATAAGAACTTACCTCCATATCAGAGAAGTAAATCATCTGATCTATCTCTAGATCTTCCTTCTCTACATACTCGAATACAGGCTTGAAGCAAGTACCACCCCTACCAGTGACATGCAACTCAGTGATATTATCACCGGGTACGAATGTCTTAGCACTACTAACACCTGAGTCATTATACAGGATAGTAATAGTCTCAAAGGCAGTGGACTCACTAATACTGTTTAGCTCAGATAAGAAGGCCTCTAACTCTCTACTTGATACTGAACCAGATGTATCAAGACCTACAACTATATTGCCCATACCATGATATTGTGGTGAAGGCATGTATATGTCATAAGCACTTAACATTTTACGGTTAGGTCTAGCCCATGTTTGATCATCAGGGTTATTACCGCGCAAGGTATTTTCCAAGACCTCCTTCCAATCTACCTTGGGCGCTCGTATCTTATCTACAAGCTCCTGTAGTTGACCGGGGATTGTACCTTGCTTCTTAGCAGCCTCTTCAGCAGCTTGAGTAGCCATTTGTTCAATGTCTGCTTTTAAGTCTGCCTTCTCAGCATCTGATAGATCACCGTTCTCATCGATGTGGTCAAATAGATCACCAATAGTAGGATCAGCAGCCATATCCCGGTACTTCTCCTCTTGCTCAATGATAGCATAGACCTGTTGCCAAGTCATATTCTTGAACCGTTTCTCTGGTACTATCCCTTCTTTAGGTAGTTGGTAGTTGCACTCATTCTGTACTACCTCGTTGATAACAAAGTCCATAGCTATATTAGCTAATGTTTTGTTCCTATCACCAAGAGGTGTGCAATGCATAAACAATACATGCAGTATCTCATGGCATACGAGGCCTACTGTCTCCGCTTCGGAGCAACTATCTATGAAGTCAGGTGACCAGAGTATAGACTTACCATCTGTACAAGCGGTAGGTATACGTGGTTCAGGCCTTACATCCAATCTAAGGGCACATGACCCGAAGAAAGGATCTTCACACGCTAGCTTCGTAAGCGCTCGGCTTACCTTTAGTTTTGCTTCCATCATCGTTCTCCTTAAGTAATAACCATCCATCATTACTACACCATGTATAAGGCGTACCCCATACATCTAACAATGTACCTGTTACAGTGAAGGCTACTTGCTCTGCATATAATAACAGAGCAACAGCATCACCGGGTGTAGTAAATTGAATACGTAACTCATCTTCATCACCACTCATAATAGCGTTGTGATCATTACGTGCATTCCATTTGGTAATGTAGTGGTGTTCGAAGTTAGTACCTGTAGGGCAGGGTCTAATTATAGACATCCACCAGAAACTAGATCGACCATCCTCATATTGCTTAGTTAAACGCATCTTAGACTGAACAGCTTTGATCAGCATACGTTTTACCTTGCTCTTAGCTACAGTACCTCTAGGGGTTAAAGTTATGCTAATTCTTGCTTCCATAAGCATCTCCTAGGATAGCCAGTCTAATACCTCTCCAAGGCACTCCCATTTTATAGAGTACATCACGCTTATCTCTAACAGTCTGCTTCATATCCTCAGGCAATCTAGCTATATGATCTTGCACTTGCTTACGTATTGCCATACTTGACATAAAGTCTGCATAGTGATCTTCTTCATTGTCGGTTAACAGATCTTTCATATAGGACATTTTATTAATCCTCCTTTAGTTTAAGTTGATCTATGATATCAGTAATATTTACACCTAATCTGTGTAGAATTAATATCTCTTCAAACTTATTTATGAATTTATCAGGGGATAATTTATTACTTGAGTTGGCGTTATGCTTACTGTAATAGCCCCTTCTCTCATTCCATAGATTGTGCAGTTTAATGGTATTGCGGATAGAACTTTCTGAAGGCATCGAATGTTTCGACACCTCCATTAGGTTTTCTAGAGTATCCATAGGGTTTCCCTATAGTAGTAGGTCTTTACCTGTAGTTAACAGCCATTCACTAATAGCTTTAGCGCGTACCAACTCAGGCTTACGCTTGATAGCAGTACGGACAGCCATAGCGGAGAATTCTTTCTTCTCTATACGGTCTATTAAGGTGGTGAAGTTCTTAGCTGAACCTTCAGTAACGTAGGCAGCTACAGCAGAGCAGAAAGCATACAGGATCTGAGGCTTCTCGGGGATAGTAGCATTCAGTGGATCAGCTAAAGACTTGATAGGGTCTGGCAACTCTCTCATAATCTTAATGAATCCAAGGAAGTCAGCACTGGCAGCATTGCCAACTTGACCTGCCAATGTAGGTAGCTCTAAGTCTGCTGGTAGACCTAGACCTACAATTGTATTAGCTCTTTCCCAAGAACGTGGTGAGGGAGATACATTCACATTGGCATCAAACATAGATAGGTATTCAGGTCTATGTAATAGAAATCCTGTAACCTCGGGAGTGAATCCCTTCTTGAAAGCATAATCTAAGAATGCCTCCGTATCTGGTTCAATATCAAAGTGGGTTAATCTATCCTTCAGGTGACTAGGCATTGCATTAGTACCCGCTCTTGCTGCCATTGGGTTACCTGCACATACCACAGTCCAACCCTCTGGCAGTTTATGCTCACCTATACGCCCTTCGTTAACTAACTGGGCAGCAATATTCTGATTACTTATGGGTGATTGTGGTAGCTCATCCAAGAAGAGAATCCCCTTGCTATCCTTTTCAAATGCCATGAAGAAGGGTTTAGCACGATTGTACTGTTTTCTATCCTCAGATAATACAGGGAAGCCACCTAGCTCTCCTGAATCAAACTGAGCGAAGATAATAGTACGACATTCTATCTCTAGGTCTTCAGCTACTTGCTCGACAATGGCACTCTTACCTAATCCGGGTGCAGAGTGTAACATAGGGATAAGCTGTAGTCCACGATTACTAGAATCGATGTTGTGACTAACTAGAGCCTGTACTATGTTCTTAGCTTGTGAGATCTTCATAATGATATTCCTTATTTATTAAGTTTTAGGGTATTTCAGCTAGGCTCCCTAGGACCTTTATTGGTTACTACTAGTTTGACGTTATTATACCTCCCTCCTTCAGGTCATTTATTACAAGATTAGTGTACATGAGAATATATTCGTCTAAACGATCATGCATATTAATTCTCGCCAATTTAACTAGATCATCCTCACAGGTATTAACATGCAAGTTGATCATATATTCAACCTCGGTCATAAATAGCTCATAGGCTGTGTCAGTCATCTCT